GGACAAGTTGACCCTATGGATGGGGACAGATTGTCCTTTTCCATGGGGACAGGTTGTCCTTTTGGATTGGGACAATTTGTCTTTCTCGATAGGGACAAATTGTCCGTATCGGCTAGCAAAGGGCTTACGTAGTTAATTGAGTAATAATTAGTCTGGTCGTGCTGCTTTTTCTTTAGCTGCTCAACATAAATCAGCCCCATCTTCTTCAATGAAGAGACTGTTCTTTGTATCGTCTTACCGGTCCACCATGGAAACTGCTCGTTCCAGGCATTAATGCTGTTATAAACCCAGCGACGGCCGTCATGATCCACGCCAGCGGTGGTGTCTTCCAGCCAGTAGCAGATTTGCTGAAGCACGATGGCTTCATTCAGGCCGATTCGGCTTGCCAGTACAGGGCTGATGACAAGCGGCTTCACTTTCAGAAGTAAACTCATAAGCTGCCCCTACTTCCCTGAAATAGCGCTGAAACTGGTCAAGTGGGCTGAAGCACTCGCCATGTTCGTAGTTATCGCGCAGGTAGATAACGCGGTTTGTTTCAGGCTCCCACCGAACGACACGGACAATGACTCCGTGCTTGTCTTTGAAGCGTCGGTTAACTTCACGCATTCTCCGGTCTCCGGCTTGCGATAGAATTCTGCCCAGGCTGCTTCGACTACCCGGCGCGATGCCTCTTGGTAGTTGTTGGCGCCATCAGCGGTCGGTATGATTTGCTCATACCAACGAACGCCGGCAATTAAACGGCAACGAAATTGCCCTGTTGGTCTGTTCTGGCTTACAATGGACATGCGATTATTTCTCCACACCATGCTGATTTGATCGCTCGACGCCTGGGGGCTGCAACCTCCGGGCGTCACTTTTTTATGGCCTTCCTACGGCTGAAGGCCGTGATAATCGAACGCACTTCCTCATCACGTGCCGCCAGATGTTTGCGGTGGTGAATCATGATTTCCTGCGCTTCCTCCTCATCAATCACGCCATCTGCAACTGCCTGATCGATAATCTGATCCACATGGCCACGCTGTGCAGCCGTTCTGACCGACTTGTTGAACAGCTCAACCATGTCCAGCTCTTCAAACTTCGGAATGTCCACCAGCATTGCGCCGCGGCGCGCTGCGAAGTATTCAGCCAGGTAGTTCGTTCCTGACAGGTCTTCCATGGCTTCCAGTTCGTGATGCTCGAAGAAACGGCAACCGTTTTTCTCATACAGGTTGTTGTTGAACTGCGTCAGGGTCATGCCCAGCGCGCCGGCCATTGCAGAACGACCACCCGCATAGGCTTTACACATCGCTTTTACTGTCTCTTTGATGTCTACCATCATGTTTTTCCTTTGGTAGTTACGCTTGAGCCGCTCGGGCTTTAGGCTTGTCGTAAAGGGAAGGTTCAAATTTGAGCTTCCCTTTGGTGCGAAAGGCTGCTTCGGCAGCGCGACCTTTTGGGATCAGTCCGCCAGGCCGTTTGCGCCATTGATAAAAGGCTTCTGGAGATACTTTGAAAAAGGCTGCTGCCTTGCTCGGCGTACCGAAAAACTTTTCTAGATCGCTGGTAGTCATTGTCGCCTCCACTAAGAATACTTAGATAGTATTTTCTAAAATAACTTTGGTCAATAAAAACTAAGATAACTTAGCTACTTTTTACTTAGGGGATACACAGTGAGTTCTCTCGGTGGGCGCGGTAGCGCGCAACGAACAGAAAGGCGGTTGACTCAGGGTCAGCTAGGGAAGGCAGTTGGCGTTTCAGATGTCACGGTAGGTTACTGGGAACGCGATCAGAACACACCAGGAGGACTTAAGCTTTCAAAGCTCGCGTCAGTTTTGGGTGTAAGTGAAACGTATTTACTATACGGTAAGGAAGACGAGTCAAACGTTGCGCCTGCTCCGATGGGATACTTGAAAGTACCTGTCATCAGCTATGTACAGGCAGGAATATGGACCCCTGAGAGTGACGCACGGAATTTAGAAGGGAATATAGATTACGTGGTAAGCACTGGTGACTTCTCACAAAGTACCTTTGCCTTAAAGGTTAAAGGGAAATCTATGGAGCCAGAGTTCGTGGAAGGAGACCTGATCCTTATCGACCCTGAGTTAAGACCTAACCCAGGTGATTTTGTGGTTGCCAAGAACGGCGAGGATGAAGCTACTTTCAAGAAATACAGGGCCAGAGGAATCACAGAGCAAGGTGAGGAAATTTTCGAACTGGTTCCGTTAAACAGTGATTTTGCTGTGAGAAGTTCAGCAAAAGAAAAGTTTCACATCATTGGTGTGCTGGTTGAGCATCGCCGTCTAATCAGGCGTTAGCCCATAGAATTTACAGAAGCCTAAATTTATTTAGGCTTTTTTCTTGACCGCCAGTCTAAGTTAACTTAGATTAAGTTCATCCAAGCAGGAACCTGATTTAAGTTTACTTTGAAGGTCGAGAATGAACATCGCTAAGCAGATGGCTAACACCAAGTTTTGGGACCTGATCACTTTTTTGTACCTGTTCCCGGATGCCGAGCTGGTTTGCGATGGCGACTCGGGGATCGTGTTGTTGGAGTGCTGTGTTGATAGTCCGGTGGCTAAGCCGGTTTTTTGATGGATGACGCTGTGTTGTTTGGCGGTTTCTTCAGTTCGCAATCTGATTTAACCGCCCTCTTTTTCACAATGAAAAGGGCATTTGCAAAGCGGGTGCTTTAGAGACGTGGAGTGAATGCCCTCCTCATTGTGGTGAATGCGGCTAGCGCACGCGGAGAACTGGCATCGTAACTATCGTGCGATGCTCGGAGTCTAAAGGTCACCGCTCTGTAACTTGCCAGTTCGGACAGGGCACCGGGAGGCACCCGGCACCACAATCCTCTTTTCGGTGTGGAGAAATCAGGCTGTGGGTTATTGCAGTAACCCACCAGCCCTTTAAGCGAATCCCTCAGTTTTTTATTGCCGTCACTGGCAAGGGATTTATGCAATCAAAAATCGTGTGGAGAACATATGCAGAAGCCTGAAGACGACATCAGAGTCGGGATCATCATCTTCCCCTACTCCAGCATTCTACGCGGCTGGATCGCCCCAGACGGCGAGCTGGTAAAGAACCCGATTAAAGCTCAGCGCATGGCTGAGGAAATGAACCGCAGCATCACCATTCATTAAGGCGACCAACATGCTCAATGCAAAATCTAATAAAGAGATCGTTGCCGCCGGCCATGCGTTTGCCAAAAACTTGTCAGCCGATACCGGCCTGATGGATATGGCAAAGATGGTCAGCGAACTTGCTACTCGTCTCGACGTAGCGAACGCGCGCGCCAGTGTGATGGCAGGTGAAGTTCTGCGCATTAACAGCATCATGCCGGACGCCATCGCCGCGCTGAACGCCACCGGCGACCATATGAGCCTCGTTGCCAACCTGAATGCAGCCATGATGACGCCAGCTGCTAACGAGTGGATTAAAGCGCTCCAGGCTGAAGCCGTCGTGCAGACGCGGAAATACGTTCAGACCATGACCAACCACCAGCAGCCCGGCGTATCTCACGTTGTTAACCTCATCTCGCAGCTGGAGATGGATATGCTTCGCGCCGGCGCCGGTAAGGATGGTTGATTGTGACTGCTTATTACAACGAATTCGACCCGTTTGCAGCTCAGTGGCTGCGCAACCTTATCGATGCTGGACTAATTGCGCCTGGCATTGTTGACGACAGGAGCATCACCGATGTCACAGCAACAGACCTCATCGGCTTCACTCAATGCCATTTCTTCGCCGGTATTGGCGGATGGAGCCTCGCCCTGCGCCTTGCAGGCGTGCCCGACACTTTCAGCTGCTGGACCGGATCACCACCATGCCAGCCGTTTAGCGTCGCAGGAAACCAACTCGGACAGCTTGACGAGCGACACCTCGCGCCTACCTTCATGCGCCTCGTCGCGCAGTGCCGCCCTCCAGTCCTCTTTGGCGAGCAGGTTGCGGCAGCAATTGGAAAACACTGGCTCGATGATTTATTCACTGAGCTGGAAGCAGAAGGCTACGCCTGCGGGGCGGCAGTATTGCCAGCGGCAAGCGTCGGTGCCCCGCACAAAAGAGATCGACTTTTCTTTGGTGCCGTGGGCGACTCCGCATACCTCTGCCAGCACAGGAGCCGGAACATCGGGGCGCGCGGGAGGAATGAATATCCAGACGATGGCGGCACTCGCTTCATGGTCAACGCCTACGACGCGCGATCACAAGGATGGTTCGGAATGCCTGAATGTGCCAATCAACAGCCTGCTGGGGCGTCAGGTTTGGCTTACTGCGTGGAACAGTCCGGCGGCCAGCGACGGGAACGGCGGGAAAAGACCGCATCCAGAAACCTCAATGACCGGGCGACATCCGTCGGGAAGGAAGGTAAACATGGGGCTGGCGAGCCAAACGCACATCGGATTCATCAAAACACAGCCAATCCGTATAACTGCTTCTGGTCAGATGCTGACTGGCTCGGATGCCGCGATGGAAAGTTCCGGCCAGTTGAATCCAGCACATTCCCGCTGGCTAATGGGATTTCCGCCAGAGTGGGACGA